CGTTGACGCAATCCCGGTGATCACCCGTTCATCCTCACTGAAGGATTTCACCGTCAGCAGGGAACAGGCCCGTTTAAGAGTCACATCAGCCTCCTGAAAATAAAAAAACCGCCGGAGCGGTTCGTGATGGTTACAGTGTGAACAGGGTTATATGAAAAAAACCGCATATTCTTTCTTTTTCGGTTCCGGGTTAAGGGACATCAGGGATACCGCATTGAACAGCGCCATCAGCGGGTCAATTTTTCCCCGCCCACTGGCCTGTTTGGTGATAAGAATGGCGTTACCTTTAGGCTCCACCCGGGCATTGCCGACACACCAGGCCATCAGGGGCTGGTCACCATGCACCAGCACCCCTTCAGCCAGTTTGCGCTCGGTGGTTTTAATGGCCCCGCCCAGTTTCCAGCCCTGGCTTATCCCCACCACAATTCCGTCGGGGATCCCGGCTTCCGCCAGTGAATCCAGAATCTGCCCCACCCCTGACGGGTCAATACCGATATGCTCCAGTAACTCAGCCTCATGAATGCGACGCACATATTCCGCCACTTCCGCCGTGTCATCCCCGACACGCCGGACAATGGTCATATCTCCACAGGCAACAAGATCCTGAAACCGGGACGCCTCGCTCTTCCGTCGGACCACCGCGGTTTCATGCGCCCAGGCATGGCCCCAGCCCAGCCATTCGCGGGTCTCCCGGTCACGCCCAATCACATACATCCCCAGCAGATCATCCAGCCCTCCGCCGTCAATCCCCACCGTCACCACATCAGCACGACGCAGGATATCGTCCAGGCTGATACAACGGCCCTGCTCTTCCCAGAAATCAGCCCCCGCCCAGCGGTCAGAGCGCAGGGCAAGACCAATTTCCACATTGGCGTGTTTTGACATGAACCCCCGGAATGTCTCTTCACCGGCTTCCCGGGCTTTACGGTACTCCCGGTACAGAAAGGCCTCATCCACTGAATAGCCGAGATTCGGATTGACCATGGCGAGGTTTTCCATCAGCAGGTGAGTCCCGCTTTCCACCATTTCAGGAGGGTGTTCAAATATCACCGGCAGAAAGTGCGGATCATGAATTTTGCCGTCGCGCACATCCCGGGCGTACTGCAGTTTCTGTCTGAACACCCCGGCGGGCGGTTCATTCGACTGGGTGGTCGTATACACCACAAACCCTTCCGGGCGGGAGGCAAGGCCGCCTATGGCTTCACGTAACATGTCCTCCGCCTTGCACTGCTTGCCAAACAGCCACAACTCATCAATCAGCGTACCCACGGACTTGATACCGGACACCGTATTCGGATCGGCTGCCACCACCTTCAGGGTGGTGTCTGTCACCCTGTGGGTGATGGTCCGGATATGGGTCTGTACCTGGCAGAGGTCATCCAGATCATCGTCACGTCGTACCATATCCCGGGCAGGGTTGAAGGCGTTGGCCGCCACCTCCACAGTCGGGGCCAGAATCGTGTAACCCGCCGCCTGCCGCCAGTTCAGTAACAGCGCCGTCATCATGATCCCCGCGGCCAGCGTGGACTTCGAGTTTTTCTTGGGGATAAGGATAAAAACTTCCTTGATATGGCGTACACCGGTCTGCGCATCGTAGGAGCCAAACAGGGCCGCCACCAGGTCAAACACCCACGGTGCACAGGACTCCCCGAACGTAGGGCTACCAGGTGCATCCACAATCCGCAGTTGTTTAAAAATCGCCAGGGCATGTGCGGCCTCGTCCGGATAAATCGGATCCGGAATAATCGACAGCCCCTTTTTCAGGCGCTCTGCCCAGTCCGGGCAGGCTGTGCTCCATACAGGTATCATCCGTTGCCCTCATTATCGTTATTCACCACCAGTCTGGGTGGCGGTGGCACCGCAAAACGGTTAGCCGCTTTTTTCGCGGCATCACCTTTTGCCGATTTTTTCCCGGTATCCCCTTTTTTATGGTGCGTGAACTGCGCCAGACGCCAGGCCGCATCCAGTGCCAGTTTCGGATCAATGCAGAGGTTTTCCACCAGGATCCGCCCCATGGCTTTCACCGGATCGGGAAGACCATCCTCCATATATTCAATACCAGGAGACATCACCGCGGACGGTGGCATCTCCGGATTGTTTTCGTCCGGCTGTGGTATTGCAGCCGCCTCACGGCGACGGGGTTTATCCTCCTGCTCTGATTTTTTCTGCCGGTAAACAGGAACCTCATCCACCTCCACCGTCTCGCATTGTTTACGGGCTATAAACGCAAGCACCTCCGGATCTTTTGCCAGCTGCGAGCCTTTAACCCTGGCGGTCTTCGCCGAATAACCGGCGGCAATGGCTGACGCTGTTTTGTTTTTCCCGGACATGAGCGCCAGCGCAAATTTTCGTTTTTGCGTTGTCAGCACAGCCTCCTCCCGGGTCCAGAACGCACTCAGCCGGGTATGGTTCAGCCCATTTTTCCCGGCGTCTCATGCCGCAAATGTTAACTGCTGCCTGGTTAACATTTGCTGAAAAAGCCAGTTAACATTTTTTCCGCACAACAAACTGAATAATAAAGATAAAAACCGCAAAAATGCCCGGGCAGCCAGTTAACATGTTAACTGCCCTGAAACGGGAATTTTTTCTCTGCGTGAGAGGGGGCGCGGTGTCCAAAGCGATCGTTTTTTACGCCGGATGATCCCCCCCCGGGTCGGGTTACAGTCCGATGATGTCGTCCGCTCTGCCACTACCTCCGGACACCTCCGGCAGCGTCGGGTCCGGCATACCACCCGCCGCTTCACGAGCAGACTTTTGTCGATGGCATTCGGTACAGAGCGTCCAGAGATTCGTCTCCTCATTACCACCACCGAACTGAAGTGCAATTCGGTGATCAAGTTCACTGTCACAGAGGTCAACCACACGACCACAGATACAGCACTGCCCGGCGTCCCTGAGCCAGATATGACGCTTGAGGGAAACACGTGCACTGCCACTGACACGACGCTGTTCACCCTTCAGAATATTCACCCGTCGGGTATTCAGTGTTTTGATTCTGCTCTGGAGTGTACGAAGCTCAGCCATGTAAAATCCCCGTCATATGACAATCAGTAAAGGAAATAAATATGTCATCGAAAAACCGGACCCGCAGAACCACAACCCGCAATATCCGTTTCCCCAATCACATAATTGAACAAATCAACATAGCCCTTGAGCATAAAGGGTCCGGTAACTTTTCAGCGTGGGTTATTGAAGCCTGCAGGAGAAGGCTGGCAACAGATGCAACGCATCTGCGCCCGGCCAGCATGAAAAATAACGAGAAATGAACGTTCGGTTTCTTCCACCATCGCACCGGACAGGCGACTATGAGGGGACAACGCCGCGCTCCGTTAACGCGGTAAACCCCGGTGTGTATCGTTTTTGATTATCCCCGCACACTCGCGCAGAGGAGTCTCCCGGTCGGGCTGCGGTCTCTGTTAATGCGGGGATACGGCGACAATACCGCGCATGGATAATAAGGTCGCTCAACACACTCGCTGTAATGCAGCGGATACCATGCGGCATTTAGCGGTATTCATCGTACACTCAACGGTTAGCTCTTCATTCGTGGCATTCACCTGAAAGGTCCGGGAGTGTAATTGCGTACATTTACCACTGAACGAACCTTCAACAAGAACACGACCACGCTGCAAAATACGGAACGGAATTGTTCCCTGAAAAGGTTCTACGGTTACCCGTAATTTCTTCATATATCCTCCGGATAATAAAAAGCCAGCTTAGTGCACTGAGTGCGGATATATTCCTGCGCCCCTTCCAGCTGCTTCTGCATCAGCATCAACCGCTCTCTGAGAGTGAAATAATCCCGTTCAGCGGTGTCTGCCAGTCGGGGGCCGGTTGCATTATCCACGCCGGAGGTGCCGGTGGCTTCACGCACGGTACCGGGGCAGGTGGCGTTGACCCGCAGGCGCTTACGACCAGCGGCAACGTCAGCGCGCAGAGTTTCATTTTCAGCTCTCGCATCGGCTAATTCCCTCGAGTATCTGGCATCAAGTGCAGCAACATCACGCTGGCGCTGCTGCATATCAGTAATGGTTGCATTTGCCTGCTCCAGCTCACTGACTTTTTTATCGCGCTGCTCTTTGTAGGTTATGGCGTTATCACGGTAATGATTCAGCCCCAGACTAAGCACACCACAGGCTACCAGCATGACAATAATCACCACACACAGAACACGGTTCATATCACCACCAACGAATTGCCCAGACCAGAACAGCAATGGCCACAATACGAATGGCAAATGCCATTGCCCGAATAAGTTCAGCACTCATCTTTTTAAAGTTCACGATTTCAGCGCAATGACCAGTTTTGCCAGCCCATACAGCATCGGAGACACAGCAATACCAACAGCCACCCACTTAATAGCAAAAGCCAGCGCTCTGCTGATGTCATCAGTCACTGTCACCCCAGCAGCCCCGACGAAGACAACATCACCCAGGCGAGGGACAGAAAAAGAGCAACCAGCATTAGTGAAAATGAAATACCGACAATCACACACAGGACCTTTGCCGGCGTTATGAGTTTGTCTGACATCTTTACCCCTTGATAGCAGTAATTAACTGGGCAACCACCCATAAAAACGGAATCAGCCAGACCAGCAAAAATTTCCAGTCCATTTTTATCATCTTCATGCTGCGGTAGCTCTCCATGCAGCAAGCAGACCAGCAATCCACTCAACACCTTTTGGGGTGAATTTAACCTGCGTAAAAGCATGACCATTGCCCGCCTCGCCCGTTTTCACGCTAAACCGCCCCGCATCCAGGTGATGCGAGTAAGGCGTCATTTTTCCAGCGAGGCGATACATTATTCCGTTCTCCAACAAAAACAGCCGGAAATCGGTTTCTTTGATACCGAGTAACTTAGCAACTTCCCGGAATCCCATCAGACCAGATGCTTCAACATAGTTATCAACAAATTCAGCCTTCGGCGCTGCTATTGCCAGTTGATTTTCCAGCACTGCTTTCTGTTCAGCCAGTTTTGCCGCAAATCGCAACGCCTCAGGTAAAGTCCGGGGGATCTGAATACCATGCATCGCTTTGAGTCTTGCCAGCACAGAACGACGAACGGCCTTTGACTCCCTCATGCCAACGAGCATCATCTGGTCAAAATCCAGATCATAGTATGCCGTTCTTGTCTGGTTATTGTTTAACCGGAATTTTTTTCCGGTTCCATCAAGCTCTAGCTCATCCTCAATTTTTGCAAGAAACTTACGCGGTTCATGAGGGACTTCTCCGGCTTCTGCCCGGGCTGGATTAATAATGTTATTCAGAAAATCCAGACTACTCATGGATATTTCATGATCGACAGAAATCATCTCTTTCATGGTTGATTCCTTTTAGTGATGAACCCTGCGCACAGGAATAACCAGCCCAAAGAGGGTTAACCAGACCACTGCCGGTTATCCACCAGGGCTCATCCTGAAAGGTTCTTTGGTTTATTTACGCTTGTGCGAAGCGCAGAAATGACAAAGGCACCATTACGGTGCCTCTGCGTGAAATAATGTTCCTGACTTTATTCACTTACATTTTGCCAGCTCGCAGGATTTCGTGTTATCCGCCCGCGTTGGCCAACGTCATTTTTCAGCAAAATATTCTGCTTATCTGTCGATTCCCCAGCACGCCAGCGCGCTCTCCTGGTCTCGCCGGGATACCTGACCGTAACAGTTATTTGAGCGAATACGGCAGTCCCTGCCACCGTCCTTAATCCACCAGCGAATCGCCTCACATGCTCCCCTGCGATCACCAGCATTAATTCGTTTATAAAACGTCGACGGGAAACACTTACCGGGGCCAATGTTGTACGGACAGAATGACGCGATCCCCGCTTTCTGGGGTTCGGTCAGTGGCACCCGGATGTTTTTCTCCACCCATGCCAGCGCCTTATCACGCTCAATGGCATTAACCCGGTCGCATTTTTCCTTCGACAGCTTCATGCCAGGAATAACAGGCTTACCATCCACCCGGGTGGCTCCACGGCAGATGGTCCAGATACCCGCACCATCACGGTATGCTGTGGTGTGGTTGCCTTCTTTTTCATCCAGAAACTGGTCGAGAATGTCAGGCGCAGAAGCGCCAGCGGCAATCAGCGCCAGAACGGCAGCCGATAAACCATAGCGGAGTTTTCTGCTCACCAGTTCATTCTCCCCGCGCCGCCTTACGCCGGTCCTCTCTGATTTTGAAATACAGGTTAGTCAGATATGTCAGCAGCCCAAACAGCAGACTCCCCAGCACGCCTATTGCCGCCCACTGAGACGGGGAAACCCTGTCCAGCAACTGCAGGAACCAGTAGCCCGTTCCCACCGCTGACGTGGTGTATGACACACCTGTTGTGATTTTTTCCATCTGGTACATACCCCGTCTCCCGTACTCGGAAGCTCACAACAACAAAAGGGCCACCAGCTCTTTACTGATGACCCTGACTCACCGTTACAGCATTGTGCCCGATTCTGGCTGTGTGTCTGTCATATCCGTCACCGGTGGCTCCGGCTGAATATCACCATTTTCCGTGGTGACATCTTCCGCCTGTGGTTCCGGAAGCAGTTCCGGGGATGGTTCCGGCTGTGCACCAAGCAATTCATCCAGAATGGCATCCACTTCTGCATCAAGACGCGCCTCAAGGTTCTGCCGAAGTTGCTGTTTCAGTGCGCTCCGGACTTCTTCAGAGCGCAGGACTTCCTTCACTGCCTCAGCAGTGACCAGCGATTTTATTTCTGACATAGGATTTTCTCGTTGAAAGGGGTTATTAAGAAGGTTGTTCCGGAATGAGTGGGGCTTCTGTTTTTGTTCCGGCTGACTGACTGGCGCTGATTTTCTCAGCGGCCCTTTTATCAATCTGTCTGCGCCAGAAATCGCGCACTGCCCTGTACCCACCCGAAAGAAGATACATAACACAGACTGCCGTACAGAAGTACAGCATCACCTGATGAACAAATGTCATAGTTTCTTACCGTTACGGTTGACAATGAGAACTGTTTTCATTTAAAAAACCGATATACGAAAGCATCTTTTCTTTACATTCTCCATTGGGATTACCTCCGCCAGCTTCCGTTCCTGCCGCTGGCGGCTTTTTTTGCCGGTTATGATGATGCCCGGCTTTCGTTAACTTTGACTGTGACCGTATCAAGCAGTACAGGATACGTCGCTTTTGCCCCCGTGATATCTGTCAGCGTCAGCGTATCTGCTGTAAAGCCATCATTTGTCCACATCACAAGGTCAAACGCCGTCTGCTCTGTACCATCAATCACCGGAACGACTCTTTCGCTGTTATTTCCCGCAAAGCGGAAAACAACCGTATGCCAGTTATGGTCAAACGCACCAAATGTACCCAGTTGTGCATTCGACGTGCCCTTGTGGTGCATAAGATTCAGATTTGATGCATCCGTCTGAAGGAAGAATGATGCCAGCATACTGTTTGCTGCCGCGCCTGACGCCCACTGCGACACCGGCCAGTAGAGACCAAAGACAAACTGTCCGTTCACCAGTTCGCTTCCATCCGGAATTTTGAACCGTACGGCAATTTCACCCCCCTTGCTGAGAAGATTTTTTGCCTCCTCCACTGCAACAGTACGGAACATTTTCCAGGACGTCAGTTTACCGGGCTGTTTTTCCAGTCGCAGCGCTTTCCGTCCACCGTCATCAGTCACAGTGCCTTTGCCACCGGCAGCCCCCCACTGCTGCTCTGTCCATACACCATTTCCACTGTTCGCATCATATTCAGCCACCGTCCTGGTACTGCTCACGGCCTCATCATGACCAGTACCAGCAACACCGCCATCCTGCGGTTTCTCAACATCCGGTGTCCCCGGACTGACAGGAGTTGTACCACCCGACAGCGGTGCGCTCTGCCCGGTAAGGAACGATAATGTCCGCCCGGCGTACTGCAAAATGGCACCTGCCAGGCGGTCTGAAACAAGGCCTCTTCGCGCCCATGAACTGAAGTGCGTTTTACGATCGGCTGACGTCCAGTTACTGGCAGTGCGTGACGCAGCGCCATAGTATCCCGCCGGGATAATGTCCGGATCTTCTGACGGCTCGTTTGTCGGCACATTCACACCATGCTCATCCGTCATCAACGGCACAAAGTGAATATTCTGCGCAGCTTTGCCTTTATACCCACCGTAAACCGCCTCATACGGCGCTGCATACCTTTCCTTCCAGTAGTACGTGGTATCACCGCAAATCCACGGGACGCTGGCCGTTGTCCCGCCAGTACACTGCTCTGCCACATCTGCCAGTTCCGTACGGAACTGATTTACCATGGCAAGGAAAAGCGCATTGTGTTCTGCATGTCTCCCCGAACTGACATCTTTTTCTCCCTGCATCCAGATCACTGATAACAGCACGTTCTTCGGATTTTTCTTCAGGGCCGCACGGGTTCTGCTGACCAGGTCATGATACAGCGGTTTATCCGCCCCCCACAGGGACGAGCCTGCGGTCGCTCCCGACGCTTCGTTAAACGCCCCCTCGGCCCCCGCAGTAAATCCCGAATCGCCACGGCCACATGGAACAAGAAGGATACCCGCATTCGCAGGCATAAACGGCAGCAGCTTTTTGGCAACATGCAGAGCATGCCCCACACAACCGTACTGTCCCTTTGACAAGTCCGCTTCAGGATGATTCAGGTTACTCATATCCTGCACATCATGCAGACAGTGGTCTGCCGGAATTATGTCGTTATATTTACAGGCGACACCACCCGGCGTCACCGTACTGCGACGCGCCAGCTGTTTAATACGCGGGTCCGGACGGTCATATGTCTCCGGCAGCGGCAGCCCTTCCCCAAAAGACATTGAGTTTGACTGCCCCGCCAGAACAACAACAAAGTAATACTCCGGTTCGCTGGTGGTGCTGATAACTGTGCCTTCTCCATCCGACGGCTTCACCACCACAGGTGTGGTGACATCACCTTCCGCCGCAATGGCCTGCATCAGGGTATAAGGCGTGATGGCGACAGGGCTGCCAAATGGCTGCCACCCCTCCTTCAGTTTTTGTGTCAGTCGCTCCGCAAGGTCTGACGGCGACGCCGCCCTGACCACATCGTAGTGTTTAAATGTCATGAATCCTCCCGGTCGGGATAATGTTGTGAGTCAGATAAGGAGCGAGCTGAAGTCCGGAAGTTACAGGACAATGGCAGAAGGGAGACTACAGCCCGCAATACGAAAAAGGCCGCGCAGTTGCGCAGAGTGATTACTATGGGGTATTATTCGCCAGCTGAAATATTACTTCACGTTTTATTGTTTATTCCTTGCCGCCCGCGTCTCCCAGCGCGGGCTTTTTTGTCCATAAGAAAGCCCCTCCGGAGAGGGGCTGGAGAGTGGCGCTATGTGCCATTGCATGGTGCCGGGTGCCTCCCGGTGAGTTCAGTATCAGCACCTGAACCCGCACAGAAAGGATAAGGGTCGGTGACAAAACACCAGTTGCTGATTGCCCCTCCGCACAGGGGGATTCACCATGCCAGTTTCTTTTAACAAACTCCCCGCAAACCAGACAACAGTCAACCGCCTGAATTGTGAGACATTTAAAAAAAAGCCCGCAAAAGCGAGCCAGGGAAAATAAGTGTGGCGCGTTCTACTGTATTCGAACCAGTGACCGATTGCTTAGAAGGCAATTGCTCTGTCCGGCTGAGCTAACAACGCAGGATACAGATAATGAACCGCCTTCGGGGACCCGAACTCCGCGCAACCAGCTTCGAAGGCTGGCGCTCTTTCCTGATGAGCTAATGGCGGTATGTGATGGTGGCCCTTGCTGGATTTGAACCAGCGACCTGGCGATTATGAGTCGCTCGCTCTCACCACTGAGCTAAAGGGCCGAGCCAAAAAATAATAATCAGATGAAAATCAATAATCAAGCCCTTGCCTGGATACATATCTGTCTGGCGGGAAGCCATAATAGCGGTGAAATACAGAAATAAAGTAGGACCTGCTTGAATAACCGCATTTTTCTGCTATAGCCTGTCCATATCCATGCCGGGAACATAACATATTTACAGCAACACGCATCCGCTCTTCCAGCAACAAGCGACTGAACATGCCCCCTTCATTTTTCAGTTTTGTCTTTAACAAACTCTCACTCATATGCAACTGTAGAGCAATCGCACCAAGCGTCCAGCTTGCTGATATATCTGTCTGAATTATCGCCCTGACTTTGGCACTTATGCTGGATAAACATCCACTTAAAAACAATGACATCCGTTCATCTGTTTCAAACAGAGACAGGCAGGCCATCATAAGAAACATATCCGTGGCCTCTCCGGAAAATCCCTGGCTGGTAATTAAAGCCGCAGCCAACGCAGGATTGTTGGGTTCCAGCAACAGGTAAAGCGGAATGTCAGTCAGACGAGTCCTCGTCAGCTTATGCTGACTTTCCAGATATTGACTTACGACGGATTCGCTTATATCGACAATTTTAACTTTGCCATAATGCATAAGGAAAAGCTCCCTGATGCATTTGGTGGCCAGAACAACTGAGCCTGGCTTAAGTGACAACGTATCCTTTTCAAGAAAAATATTAATTGGGGAGCAAACCATGATAACTGAACAGACAACAGCCATTATAATTTTACTTTCATTAGCAATTGGTTAGCTCAATTATAGCCCCAAAAGGTAAATTATCATCAACACATAAGCAAAGGACTGACAGGTGTCGCCCCCCCACCAGCCGCCCATTCACCACAAATAAAAAGCCTTCAGGACTGAAGGCGTCTGTAACAACCGCACTGATAGTCTGCCAGACCCGCCATAACAAGCTGGGTCAGTATTAACTGGCAGCGTTCGCGTGAAAGGTAAGTATTCTGCGCAATCTCCCCGACTGTCGCCGGTTCGGTAACGCTTAATTCATCAAACACAACTCTGGCGGTTTCTGTCATATCCTGCTGTTTCAGCATGTCTTTTTACCCTTTCCGGTTAACGTGACATACCAATAACTCTTGTCTAAAAAGCCAGCAAGATAAAAAGCCAGTATTCACGACCACCAGCGTGTTTACTGTACTGCACCAAGTTTACAGGTACAAAAAACCCGCTCAGTGGCGGGTTTAAGTTGTGTGGCGAAGTAACCACTCTTAACACAATACAATACTTTTTGCGTACGCGTTAGTGTTTTGATAGAATTTTCAGCCACATAAAAATTCATTCTTATAATTCGGGATATATAATGGATATAACTTGTTTAGAATGTGGCAATGTTCTTGACGACCCAACTGTAGCTTGCGATAAATGCGGTGCCACGCCTCATGTTGTAGTGCTGGGCAAACAATCGTACTTTCCTATTGGTGCTGTAACAGCAAATCTTGAAAAAAATGATTCAAGAGCATTTGATTATCGATTAGGTGAAGTTTGGGATCTAAAAAATGAAGTCACATCTGAATTCATAACCAGAATTGAGAAAAAATTTAGCCGAAAAAACAAATTTCATAACTTCCTAGACTCAGATCACAACCCTTCATCCATTCCTACGATCCTAAAAAAATACATTAATAAAAATAATGAATTCATTGATTTATCTAGAGCTATAATAGAGAAGCTTAAACATAATGCTAATAACGAATCGAGAGTTGCCCAACTTCAGGGGGGGAGCGTTGTTTTCATCCACTATAAGTCTACCGAACCAGAGGATTTGGGGAAACTTCTAATCGTAATGGTTGATAAACAAAGCGCCTATGACTTTGATTCGGATAAGTTGACCCCAACAAGATTAAATCCAATTAATACCGATGCCTTACGGCAGGCTGCGATGTTCGATTTAACTTTATTCGAAGCCAGTTATCCAGAAAACAAGGGTGACTCATATGTACATTTCTTGCAAGGTAAATCTAAAAGCGATTTTTTCAAAGACTCATTAGGTTGCCGACATGATTCGGACAATAAAAGAAGCATTCAGCAATTATTCAGTGCTATAGATATTTTTGCTAGTAAAAACTCACTCGGTCGTGTACTGCGTGATACTATTGACAATGAAGTTAAATCCTTACTGGAAAAAAATCAAAAGATAAACACGGAAATAAGTCCGTTAAGATAGAGGATATTTCAAAAATAATTGACTCATGCCTGACTGATTCACACAAATGTAAGGGAACGTTTGTCGATTTTGTTAATCTTAATGGTTTCCAGATTGACCCTCAATTTGAACCAACTCCTAAAGCAGCTGAAAGCGCGCTTACAATTGAAGTGGCAGATAACGACAATAATTTTAAGTTGAAAATAATGCGTGGAGCTATTGGAGACGAAAAGTCAAATAAGCCTGTAATTCTCACTGACAACAAATGCGAAATTGTGATAAAATTGAGTCAGGCAAATTATGATGAACTCAAAAGATATAGAGACAGCTAATAATGACAATTGCTGATGACTTATCAAGATTAGCGCAGATTATTAACGGAGCCTCAAGCAGAGTTGAGGGCTACTACACTGTCATAAGTCTTGAAGAAAGCATTGTTATTGTAAATAGTTCTGAAATAATTAGACTGTTACAATCTATAGGTTATAAAAAGGCAACAACCTGCATCGAAAATAATGAAATTTGGCTAGATCGCCAAGCTTCATCTTGGGATGACGCTATAATTTATGAGAATGTTGAGTCTTTTTGGTCTAGAGTAAACACCCAAAACGCTCTTCCGAAAAATTATATCATCGGAACGCCGTTAATACTCCCTACTTCTAAGAATGAAAGCATCGAAAAAATCCATATTTTCTTTATGTGGAAAGATATCCTTTCATTAATTGCTGATCATCATAACAGTGACTGCTCTGTCTTATTTTTCACCAATGAAGACAAAAGTTATACAGTCGAACTCACGCATTTTTTACAATATAGCGAGATTAATCGCTTATCGAACTCGTCTCTTAAATATGAAATTATAAAGGAGCTTCTCGATACAATAAAAATCAATGTTTTACACAAAAGCGAGCGCAAGCTCGTTATACGCTCAGCCATAAACGAAGTATTTAAAGCAAATGGTACGTTCAATTTCTTTGACTTGCTTAACTCTACTGAACTCGTCAGGAAAAAATATGATGAACTATATGAGATTTACACAAAGAGGTTTTCTGTAAATAAAATTCTTAACGAACTCGATGAGAAAAATCTTGAGTTCACGAGTAAAATTAACGAATTCATATCATCTAATCAGACAAAAGCATTGACTATTCCCGGTGCATTAATAGCTGCTGGTGGCTTAGTGAAGGCTAATGAAACAACCGAAGCAATATTGATTATCGCAGGACTTTGGATGATAAAAAAAGTCAATTACATTTCTATTGAGATATTCAATGAAACATTCGACAACTTACGTTCTCGAGTGGAGTCCGCTTTCGATAAGTATTTAAAGTTTGAAGAAAATAAAGAAATCAAAGATAATGCAGATAGTATTAAGAGTAGCATTACAGGTTTGATTGATAAAGCTAAAAAAAGGATGAGAACTATTAAATATCTCGCATCAGCCATGTTTTATGGAGGCCTTATTTACGTTGGATATAAACAGTTCCCAGTCTTTTTTGAAAAATCGGCAGTAAATCTATTTTATTTTTTATGCCATACTATAAGCTAACATTGCTAAACAGCCGTCAACAAACCCCATTGCAGTTTGCAGTTCCTTCCTAATTGTGCCATCAGAGCATTTTCTCTTCTTCGCAATAGTACGTAATGAGATACCGATAACAAAGTGGGCGATGATGAGCTCATATTCCTCTGGTTTATACCTTCTCAACCGAGCCACACAACTGTCTATCATGATGCCTTCGTCATCATCACACTGAATCCGTGACTTTTTGCCATGAGGTAAAAGTCCCTTGAAACCAGCCGCTATCGGCTGCCAGTCCACTCCGCTATTGTCTGAAGCAGCCCAAGCTCCCCAACGATCCATTACTTCATACATATCACGCATCAACTTTCTCCACAAAATCAGGCCAGCACACCAATTGCCAGCGCACGATCGATAAAACGAAATATCAACTCCAGCTGGGAGCCATACTTCTCTTCAAATGCCACGGTATCCGCATGCAGCTCGTCGTGATGCTTTCTGCACAAAGGCAACACAAAGAGATCATGCGCTTTTGTACCCATTCCCCCCTGACCGTGGCCTATCAGATGGTGGGGATCATCAGCAGGCTTTCCACAACATGCACACGGCTGCGTCTTAACCCAGCGCGTGTACTTTTCATTAACCCAGCGGCGACGTTTGGGGCGTAACATAAAAGACTCCGGCGACTCCGGATCCACTTTCAGCGCCAGCACCTTTTTCGCTTTATCCTGGATGATGCTGGTGGCAGGAACCGAAGGCACAAGGTCACTTTCCCGGGTGACAGACGGCACAACAGGCTTCGGTAATCTCAGTGCCTTACGGGCTGCACTTTCCGGTAAGGCATCCGCCAGGTCATTACGAATCAGCCACCAGCACAGTTCCGGCATTGTCACAACGTGACTGTCATCAAAACCAAGATCACGGCGCACAACAGATAATACCCAGCGGGCACAGTTATCCGTTGCCATTGCTTCCAGCCGTTCCGTGAACTGGTCACGGAGAAGATTGTCACAGTGCCAGCACAGACGGATTGCGCCTGGCGCGTGCCGCATTGTGGTCATGTTCTCGCTGTGCCAGTCGGAATGAGGCCACTGACAGCCCTTTTCACGAAGTAACCAGCTCTCAAGGCATTCCACGCCACCAGCACGACGGATCACCGCCTCATGGCGGAACACGGCCCGAACGGCAGGATCATCCGCCAGCGGTTGTGATGATGCCGGAACGGCACCACTGGCAAAAGATGAATAACGTTCCGGCTCAGGCTCCAGCAGGACACGC